CCCAACACATCATCGCTTTCGTTTAAGCTGGGGTCGTTTATGGACTCTTCTGTGATTTTTGCCATTGTCGTTTTCCTTGAAATATTTTATATTTTCTTTTACTTTTTTAAGTAGTAATTTTGTTATTTCGTGGTCTTTACCAAATGCCTTGTAGTACTGTTTTAAGTCTGGACTATTAATCTTGCTGGTGCTAGTAATATTTAACTTATATTTTAAAAGATAGTGTCTAGCCGCTATGTTCTGCGCATAAGCATCTATCTCATCAGGGTCACCTAGATATTCTTGATCAGCTCGGACCTTGGGATCTTTATGATGGCTTCTAAACATATTTCTATGCATGCGATATCTACGACTACGATATTGTCGTTGATGTTCATATTCGTGAATCAATGTTTCTACTAGATCAATGGTAATTTTTTCTGCTAGTTCTTCTGTGAACAGCATAGGCATAGTTTTAGGATAGTTTAATATGAAATCAATGATGAATTGTTTCTTACGGATTTCATCTAGACCAGGATCATATTCAGCACCAATGCTGAACTCACCTGGGTCGAGAGCACCTTTGGCGCCACTGTATAATTTAACACGCACAGGATGATGTTTGTTGAGATGTTTGCCTAGAGTTTTAACAAGGTTGCGTGGAGTTATCCTGCGACCAATCAGATGATTAGCCCATTCACTGATATGTTGATATTCAAGTGTTGGGTTGAGATACATAGCTACATCCTAGGTTATGATACTGCCAGCACTAACTGGTTGTATACCAGTAGTAGTCTGTATGTAATAATCTTCCACGTCTTTAACAGTAGGACTGTGCATCATCACGTGTCGTTTGTCTAGAGTTATATTCTTATTTAGGTCACTAGTAAATAAACTCTGCATCAATGCTAGACCTTTTTGACTAGGCATGACTGTTGTTGGTTTATTAATAGTAAACCCATCGTGTGTTTCTTCTACGATTTTAGCAACAATTTCGTCACCGTTGACTATCTTAAATGATACTACGGTATCTTTAGCATATCCTGTTTTTTCAAGCATCGACTTCCCCTAGTTTATTGAATAATTCTTCATCACTTAATTTTACTAATCCTTGATATCCACCTTCTACAAATAGTTCGTCACCCTTGTAGATCTGAGGTGCTGTGCGATGTCCTTGTGCTATCAACCACTCGCGTGCATCTTGATCTTCATCGATCTTAATTTCTGTGTATGCGATATTTTTTGTTTTTAATAAATGCTTGGCCTTATCGCAAAAAGGGCAATAATTTTTACTGTATACTGTTAACATTTCTCTCTCTTATAAATCCGGTAAGTCATCATACTCAACGTTTTCGCCCATGACACCAATGACATAGTTGGTACTTTCATTTTCTTGTAATGCAGTTTGTTTTTTGCTGGTATCGCTGTGCTTGTTAAACCAAGGTATAGGTGTGGTCTTAGGTGCAGGATTGCTGTACTTAATACCAATTTCTTTAAGTGCTCCTACTGCTGTATAATCTACAAACTCTTTCAAGATAGTAGCATTAAGTCCAATTACTGGGCCTAACTTGAACAAATAGTCTGCCCAGGCCTTTTCTTCATTGATAACATCAAGATACATTTGATAAACTTCAGCTTCACATTCTGCTTTGATATCTACAAAACGTGGGTCCTCTTTAACCACTTGATTAATCAAGAAAGCCGTCCATTCTTTGTGTAGCAACTCATCTTGTAGAATTAAACTGATAATGTTGCCATTACCAATAAAGATTTTATTCTCTACCATGGCTAGGCTTGTAGCAAAACTTACCATAAAGCGGAATGCTTCTAGACCATAACTTGCATGTAGAGCAAGCCATATAGCTTTGATGTGATCTCTCTCATCTATCTTACTACCCATTTCTTTACGGCAGTTGATCACATGTAATTTATCATAATAGTTGCCAATGTTACTAGCCATGCCTACGATTTCTTCAGTGTCATGGATAGTGTTGAATACATCTTTAGGTACGTTATAAATGTTACGAATGATGTGGCTGTAGCTCTTACTGTGGATATTAGTTTCAAAGAAACTCCAATTACTGATAAGTGCTTCTAGTTCAGGCAGGCTCACCACTGGTCCAAATACTTGATTAGGCGCACGGCCTTGTAAACTGTCTAATGCTGTTTGACGTAATAAGTTACTGGTAAAGATATGTTTGACTGCATCGCTGGCATTTTTGAAATCTTGTGAATCTTTAGTTAGGCTGACTTCTTCTGGTTGCCAAAAGAAACCCCTAGCTGTGTTTTCAAAGTTGGCAATTTTATTATATTTTACTTCTTCAAAGCGTTGGATAGTCACAGGACCAGCTGGATCTAGGAACATCTTACGTTGTAGATAGTTTGTTTTAGTACTTAAATTATATTGTTCTTTACTCATAGTTTACATGCCTCGCAATCTTCATCGGTTTCATCTGGTTGTGCAGCCAATGTTGGTGCAATTTCCGCGTCTGCTTTTGCACCTTGTTTATTAATCAAGCTGTAGTAGAATGTTTTAATTCCCCAAGCATGTGCCTGCATTAAGTTTTTAGCGATCAACGTGCTTGGTACTTTACGATCGGCCCAATGTGCTGGATTATAAAAAGTGTTTGTGCTAATACTTTGATCTACATAGGCCGCTAGCACCGCCGCAGTTTTTAAATAGCCATCGCAGTCAGTTTGTTCCCACATCATTTGATAACGATTTTTTAATTTATTATATTCTGGTACTACTTGTATAAAGCTACCTGCTTTTGATTCTTTAACTGAGATTAAACTCATTGGCATTTCGATACCATTGGTTGAATTAATCACCACACTACTACTTTCTACTGGAGCGATGGCCATTAGTGTAGCATTACGTACCCCATAACTTCTCATGTCACTGCGTAGTTGTTCCCAATCTAGTTCACGTGTTGGAGTAAAGTCTGCTAGTTTGTTTACACCCTTGGCACGATTCTCCCAAGGGAAGTATCCTTTTCCATACCGTGTGTGTTCGCTATGTAAGCAAGCTCCACGTTCTTTAGCAAGTTCTACCGTGGCTTCTGTTAGGTAAAATGCCTGATGTTCCATCCATGTTTTAACTTCTTGTAGTGCATCTTTCTCACCATAGCGTAGATTCTTTTTAGCATGCCAATAAGCAAGATTGGTAATACCAATGCCCAATGGTTGAATTTCATCGTTGCTTAGTTTACTCTGTATGCTTAAGAAATCTTGATAGTCTAAGATATTGCATAAACTACGTTGCAAGATGCGACAAGCACGACGCATATCTTCTGGGTTGCGGAATGCTCCCCAATTGATACTACCTAACGTGCATAGAGCTATGCGACCAGTTGGATCATCCAAGCGTTTGAATGGCTTGGTGGGCAGTAGGATTTCGCAACAGAGATTGCTCTGATAGATGGTATGATATTCAGGATCAAAAGGTCCTTGCTTCATAACATTGTCAATGAACACTAGATAGATACGTCCAGTATCTGTACGTTCTTTTAAGATACCGCCTTTAAATACTTCTTCCGCACTTAATACTTTCTTACGCAAACCTTTTTGCTTTTCATACTTCTCATACAACTCTTCAAATAACTTTGTGTTTTTATAAAACGCTTCATACAAGTCAGGCACTTCGTTAGGATCAAAGAATGTAATATTTTCTTTGTTCTTGAAACGTCTCCAGAACATAGCGTTTAATACCACACCGTAGTCCATATGACGCACACGGGTTTCTTCTGTGCCTTGATTATTCTTTAATACGATCAAATCATCAAACTGGTGATGCCATATAGGATAGAATACTGTTGCTGACGCATTACGGATACCACCTTGACTGCACGAACGTAAATCTCCAAACCATTTCTTAAGGAAGGGGATCATGCCAGTGTGCATGATTTCCCCGCCTCGTATAGGACTCCCCAAGGGGCGCAAACGACCTATCTCTAGACCAATACCAGCACGTTTGCTGGCATACTTGGCCATCATCTCTCCTGATGCAAAGATACTATCTAAGTCATCATCACTTTTAATCAGCACACAACTGCTGAACTGTTTTGTAGGGGTACCCAAGCCAGCGAGTACTGGAGTGGCGAGCGTGAACAATCCGTCACTGGCGCAGGTATAGTAATCTTTAATATATTTTAGTCTTTGTTGAGGATTTTCTTTATGGAACACCGTTGCAGCCGCAACCATATAACGAATCTGTGGGGTTTCATAAATTTGTTTTGTGCTACGATTCTTAACTAGATATTTTTCAATCAGCTGTTCAATAGCCGCATAGCTATAGTCTTCATCTTTACTGTGGTCAATGATATCATTCATCTTGTTCCACTCATCTTCAGTGTACCAAGATAATAGTTCTTCAGTGTACAAGCCTGTGGCTACATTTGTTTTAACGATTTCCAATAAGTGTGGAACCTGATAGTCACCGTAGATGTCTTTGCGTAGCATACTTAAACGTTGCTTGCCTGCTACAAATTGATAGTTAGTGTGTCCTACTTCTGGCTCGTGTTCTACGTCAATTAGATCAACGATAGCGCGAAGTGTAATTTCGTCAATTTCACGTGTGCTGATACCATCGTAGAAGTGCGGTTGCGCTTTGATCTCGATCATACTTTGGCTAACATCAGCTATGCCTTGGCATACCTTGGCCACTTGAAGTTGCCATTTTGTAAGATCTAGTGGTACGATCTGTCCACTGCGTTTCTTGACTTGAATAGTGCTCACTTGAAACCTCTTTGTTTAATATTTTTCTAACTGTAAATCTGTGCTCGAATATTGATATAGCAGATGCAACTGCTTTTCTTCTATTAATGTAGTATTTACTATTTCGTAGGGCCAGTAATTAAGAATATATTTTCCCTGGTCTATCCATGCTACTGTGTATCGTTCCTTGTCCTTGTAATCATAATACATGCGTAGTTCTAAATCTGCGGCTCTATGACTGGTGAAGTATATAGTATATAGTATTCCTAGGCTTTTAGCAACATTACAGTAGTAATTTTCGGCTAACAATGTCCAGGGATCTGGCCAAGAGTTTGGTTCGCTTGGATCCAAATAATAGGTAACGTAAGGAGCCGTGCTCCACATGTTATTAAGTTCCTGAATTGCTTGATCCAATGATAAATCACTGAGTTGATGTCGAAAGTTTTTCCATTCTGCCAGCCTATCATTGGCCCGCAGGTTCCAGAAATTTTGCTGCATTTTACGTAAATGATTGTAGGTAGTAGGTCAGATTGCCAGTGGTGGCTGCCGTTGACGTATATCCTAACACTGCCGTTTGTGTACTAGCATTACCTGTGAAATATAGTTCAACTCCAGTGTCGCCCGACTCAACATAGTCATCAGAAAATGTTATTAAATTGCCCTGTGTTTGGACCACTGAAATAGTTCCTGATCTGACATGGGCATTCATGACGATCCTATAGTTGAGATCTCTCGCACCATATGCTTCGATGGCCACTGCGGTTACATTGGCCAATGTTGATTGATTGTTAGATAAAGTGATTGAAACTGGTATGAGATTACCAATTTGGCTAGTTATAGCGGCAGCGATGGCTGCTATATTGGCCACATTAGCATTCAAGCTATTAAAGCTGTTTATGATAGATGCAGTAGTATATTCTGTTAAGATCTCAGTTACACCAGTTTCAGGAGCACCTTCTGCTAGCGTGCCTTTACCGATGAATAATTGTTGGGTATCTACACACCAGCCAAACTCACCCGTGTCCAGCGCCGGTAAATTTTCATAAAGTCCACTGCGTACCTGTATCTTTGCTACTTCTAAAACAGCCATGTTGTCACCTTAAGTCGTTATCTAGTATTTATGCTAACTTATAATACTGCTCGACTCTGTCAAACCAACGGTCCATCCAGATCGTCCATTCGTTTCCTGACACTGTCCAAGTTTGGAATTCTGGTCTGGCGAATGTGTTATCTTCCAGTAGTTTAGGTGCCACAGCCATTAAGATCACACCTTGTTTAATGTCTGTGCCATGG